GGCGGTTCAACTATGTATATTTGGGGAAACACGACTTTATATACACGGCACAATCTCGCAACTGATATTCATTCCATAGAAGTATATTTGGGGTTATCTTGGATGGACTGGAATTTTAGTGCTTGTTTTGATGACCGCGAAATAAAGAATAATATCGAATTTTACGAATGGCTAAAGACTGTGTTTTTCCCAATGGCCAAAGAAAAACTATTAAAACTTTAACGGAAGGAATCGAATATGGAACCAGTAACAGCAGAACAAGTATTAGGTGAAGATGGAGCTTTTCAGGAAGGCTGGCAGGGATTGGCTTTTGCCGAGGATGACCCGCTACGGACCGACCCAACAGTAGCGGCCACTAAAGATGTCCGGTCGATGGCAAAAAGAATAGTAGACAGCCAGAAGCAAATAGGTCAACTCACCGGCGGTAGAGACTTTGCAATACTACCCAAGGAGAACTCAGACCCCGCTATTTACGATGCAGAGGTTAAGGCGGTCAATACAAAGACAGGCTGCCCCGAAGAGTCGGCAGGCTACAAACTCAACGAAATGCAGTTGCCCGAGGGCTTGCCGAAAGATGAAAAGCTCGCTGAACACATGGCCGGCGTATTACACAAAGCCGGTGCATCTTCAGCTATAGCCGCCGCTGTCCATAACGGTTATGCAGAGTTTATCAAAACAACAATGGATGAAGCGGCCAATCAGGAGAAAATTGACGATGAGCAAGCAAGTGTGAATTTAAGGAAAGCACTTGGGGCTGCGTATGATTCAAAGATGGCCTCGGCAATCTCCGCTATCAATGCCTTTGGTAATAAGATAGACCCCGCCGAGGCGGCGGCAATGGTAAAAGAATTGCCTTTTAACCTCTTTGGCACACAGTTCTTAGCTGCTGTCGGTGAGGCTATTGCCGAGACACCATTAGGCCAGAAACCTGCCGATACCACAGGTGTAATGACCCCAGCCGAAACGATGACTGAGATTAACAAGATAATGACAGATCCGTATTATCTTACAGCGACTCCGAAAGACAAGCAGAGAAATCAAGCATATCACGATGAGCTTGTCCAAAAAGTCAACACACTGTTTCAGCTACGAGCAGGCAAAAAGGAGAAGGTGGAATGACAGCAGAAGTAGAAAAAGCTGTTAAAAGACTGGATGAAACAAAAGACCCCGTTGAGAAAGCGCATATTAAAAGCGAAATTGATATGATGCCCTTATCATCGGGTGAATTGGACCAAGTTAAAGAAAGAGAACATAACAGGAAGGCTAACGACATAAAGGTCTTCCATGAACAAAGGAAACATTAAAAGCCCGAGTACCCCGCAAGGGTTCGGCTGACCGGTCGAAAGAGGCCCGCTGACCAAGCGTAATATGGTAGGTAGAGTCTGAAACTCAGATACCTCTCCCGAAAACGAATTGAAGTTAATTTTGTTTAAGGAGAGTTATTATGAGTTTCGAGATCCCCGTAAGCACTGTTGAACAGTATGATGCCAATATTCTGCTGTTATCTCAACAGATGATGAGTAGGCTTCGGCCAACTTGTGTAGAAAAGTCGGTCGTGGGCCGGACTTTCTACGGCGAACGCATTGGCGCAACTGCCGGTCAGGACATTGAAGACCGACACGGCGACACACCCCTTATTTCCACTCCTCATTCGAGGCGCAGAGGTTCTATGGTTGATTGGGACTGGGGCGATCTTGTAGATGAGATGGATGAGATCAAGTTGTTAATCAGCCCTGAGAGTACGTATGCCATCAACGCTATTGCCGCTGCAAACCGCCGAATCGACAAGCATATCTACGATGCGCTTGGCGGTACTTCGGCAGCCGGTCAATCAGGCGGCACCACGATTAACAACTATGATGCAGGCGAATGTCGTTTAATTGAGAGTGATGGCACGGTAGCAACTGCCGGCAGTAACCACTCGGCAAAAACGGCTACGGCTTTGACTATCGCCAAGCTATTGACGTGCAAGCAGCTTTTGGATGAAGGTGATATCGACCCCGCACGCCAAAGATACTTTGTCCACAATCCGTACAATATGACCCAGCTTTTGAATCTCACTGAGGTCAAGAGCGCGGATTACAATACGGTCAGAGCGTTGGCACAGGGCCAGATTGATACCTTTATGGCCTTCAAATTCCTCATGTTGCAAAACTTCCAAGATGAGATTAAGGGCCATCTGCGGGATAGTGAGGCCGAGACTGCTGATGAAGCTGTTGAGTGTTACGCTTGGGCGCAAAACGCCATCAAGTTAGGCGTCGGCAAAGATATTACGACCGATGTAAGTGTCCGCAAGGACAAAAGAATGTCCGTGCAAGTGTATGTAAGGCACAGTTTCGGCGCCGTCAGGGTCGAAGGCCCGGCAGTGGTCGAGATTTCGCTGAAGAAAAAGTAACTAAAACTATTAACCTGAAGGGTTAATTAAAACTTAATGTAGGAGATTTATTATGGCTCAACCACAGCCACGAAATCACCCAAACGCAATAGTAGGTCAGTTACATATAGACGCAACTGACCCTACGCGGTTTGGAGTTTACAGTACAGGAACGGCAAGAAAGTACATTTCCGGCACTCGTTACCGCATCGGCGACCGGGTGTATAAGTATGGTAAAACCGCTGGTGCAGTAAAATCCGGTTTTGGTGCATTTAACAACGGAGTTTACAGTGGCGTTACCGGTGGTAATGTAACCGCAAGGAAAATCGGCGAGGAATGGCTTGATATACTTCTTGACGCTACTACCGGCGGTGCAACTTGGTTCGGCACCAAGAACAACATGGTTGGCGGTATGTGGAGTCAGCCAGATTCAACCTTGGCTCAGTTCCGAATGATTACCGGCCACGAAAAAGGTGCTAATGCAGCCACGATTAAGGTTTACCTTGATGGCCCGTTCACAAGGGCATTGGTAGCAGCTTCGTTTATGGAGGTAGCCCAGAATCCTTATAACCAGTTAGTGAGACCCGGTGGGACAGGCGCATCAGTAATGGGCGTACCGACAACCAATATAGTATCTGGTTCTTTTAGCTGGAATCAGACGTGGGGGCCTTGCTGGTTAAATCCGGATTTACCGGTTGCTGACACAGCAAACTGGCGCACCGTAGTCTTTGTAGAAGGCGGCGGCATCAGAGGCTATGACGATGCTGTCGGTGAAACGGGCCACATGGTCGCAGGGTTTGTTATTGATAAAACCTCCGGCGACAACCCTCCGTTCATCTTTTTGCAAATAAGTCCGTTCTAATTAACAGGGCGGGGGCGGTCATTGATTCCTTTCCGCCCCTTAGCCCTCTCTTTGAGATGTACTATGGATGAAGAAATGAAAGAGGCTGTGAGACGCGGCGATGAGGAACTTATCCCTGCCAGCGTATCGGACAGCGATTTGCAGGACGAAATGAATGCCCGGTCATGTAAGGCCGGGTTGACGAACCGACAGGGTGAGTGTTGCCGCGGTACGGGCAAGATATTCGCTACTGTAGGTTTTGGTGAAGTAAAACTGAATCTATGGCCCCGCGATGGGGCTGGAAATTTAATTTAGGAGAACAATTATGGCAGCTACGACAGACCAAACATTTTGGGGCTTTCTGTATTGGCTCAAAAACAACCCATTCAAATCTATCGATGCAATGAATGAAGATGATTTGGACGCAATGGTATTGGCTTTTGTGACGGTAAATGTAACGCTATGCACGTTTTCTACAACTGACCCCGGCTCTTACGGTACTTTAGAGTATCCGCAAAAAGGCGGCTTGACAGACGGGAATGGTGTTACGGCGGCCCAGACCCAAGCGGTCATCGACCAATCCCATTATCCAGAACAGCATTACTCGGGAGGTTGATTATGCCGTTAGAGATACCGAACCATATTGAGTTTACGGTACATAAAGCCGACCAAGTTCTGTTTAACACCCGGACGAACGGGGATACCTTGGTAGCGAACCACATGATATTAGATCAGGACGAAGCGACTACTTTGACATGGTTGGTAAATTCCCCGAACAAATTGAAAATAGAGATAACCGAATTGACTGAGCCTTTGGATCCAGAAGATTAAAAATTAAGGAGATTTATCATGGCCCTCGATGCGATTAGCACGCCAACATTAGTGGACGAAATCCCATTCAGAGACAAGGTGTTGTTTGCAATAAACGGATATGATACCGATTTGCAAACGGCCATTGAGATTAAAGCTGCGCCGGGTGTGGGGAAAGCAATTTACATTACAGCGGTAGTAATAACTTCAAACGATGCCGATGCTTACCCATACTTGCAGGACGAAGATGATAATATCTTGTTTGGCAGGTTTTTCCCTATTTTGACAACCGGCGGGTTTGCGCTCGTAAAGGAATTTCCAAAACCACTCAAGTTGGCAACAAACAAAGCCTTAGAACTCAAGTCTGTTGCCGCCGGGAATGTGTCTATTTGGGTTGAAGGTGCTATAGCGGAAGGATAAATCATGTCAGTCAGTGAAACTGATATATGCAATATGGCTCTGATGAAAATCGGCGCAAAGCCGTTGATAGCATCTTTGAGTGAAGATTCAGACAATGCCCGGCTATGCAATACATTCTATGCTGCTGTCAGGGACGCGGTGCTAAGAAGTCATCCGTGGAACTGTGCCTTACACCGAAAGACTATCACAGCATTATCAACTGCGCCCGATTCAGACTGGGACAATCAATATCAATTACCGACAAATCCGTGGTGTTTACGGATATTACAGGTAGGAAAGCTGGCGGATCAACCTACTCGCTGGACCATAGAAGGCCGCAGACTTTTAACCGACGAGGACAGCCCGCCTATTGTCTATGTCAAGCGGATTACTGACACTAACGAATTCGATGCGTTGTTGATTGATGCGTTTGTCCTGAAATTGGCGATAAAGCTGGCAATGCCCGCCTCATGCGATAAACGGATAGCTAAGAACTTGATTGATGAACTCGAAAGTATTTCATTGCCAGAAGCCCGGTCCATCGACGGTCAAGAGGCGTCAGTGCAAACTATACAGATAGACACATGGAATGACGTGAGGTTCTAATGGCGGTAACAACCGAGGCTAATCGTACAGCCGAATTGACGACCGATGGTGTGGAGACTTCTTACGACTTCGATATGCTTATATATGACGAATCGCATGTCGATGTCTATTTCAAGGCCACAGGCGGAAGTTACGCCCAGCTTGCGCTCAATACAGACTATGGTGTAATCTTTACCGAATTGGGGGGCACAGTTACGACCAGCGGCTTTACAGCGCCCTTGGTGGCAGGGACACTTTTGATTATCCGCGATATTCCCGATACCCAGCAGACGAACTGGCTGTACCTTGACAATCATTCCGAAGTGCAGCATCAAAACGATTTCGACCGTGCCGTTATACGTATTTTGCAACTGTTGGAACAAATAGAACGATCCCCCAAATTCGCTATTCACTCACAAACTACAGATATTAATTTCCCTGAACCGGTAGCGAATCAGATTATTGGCTGGAACGGGGCGGCAGATGATTTAGAGAACAAAACGCCTGCGGGCGAAGTCCCCCCAACGGTTACTAACTTTGACGATCTTGGAGATGTTGATGTCGATTCACCGGCTGTCGGAGATATGGTTCAATGGGACGGCAGTTCGTGGAAAAAGATTGCTAACGCATCTTTGTCTTATTTTGAAATAGTAAAGTCCGGCAACACGCCGGGCGATAACGGTAATTGTCGTTTCATAATAAGTGGAACTAAGTTAATAATCGAAGCAAGGACAGGTGGCGCATGGGTAGGAACAAGATGGAAACACACAATAGCATAAATAAATGGGCGGTAACGATAAGTTGTTTTCTGTTAATGTTTGCTTGTGCAGCCCCGATAGGCGATCAGGAATTTGGAGCAGATGTTATTTTCTCCACACTTACAGCTAATCGACTTATGGCAACGGGGAGTAGTAAAGAGGCCACATCTGTTTCTGATTTAACTTCTTGGATAGCAGGCACAACAGACCGTATATCCGTTGCTGACGATAGTGATGGGACTGTAACTATTGACCTTGCTACTAACACACAAACACTTCTTGACTATTTTAATGGTATCTTTCTTGAGACTCTGGATTTTACTATCTCTGAGGCCGGTGGCACAGTAACGGGTTCATTGGAACAAGATAGTGGTGGAGATTTGAAACAAAGATTTTCTGATGGGTATACGACATTAGATTGCACACCTGCTCTTACTATCGATTTGACCGCTTTTGTAGGAACAAATCCAGTCCCAAAAGAAGTTTTTGTTTATATTCTAAAATCAGCTAAAACAGCGATGGCTGCTTCTAATTCAGATTGGCCTGCAACTGAGCACGCTAAAGTTGCTAATCTTCTGTTAAAAAGTGCTGCGACCACAGGAGCAGATGGCGGTGCTCTGGTTAATCGTAATTGGAATGACCACACGCAGGATGATAACTCTCAGGGACATAACTCAGATATAACACAAAGGATAAGACAAGAGCCTACCCAGCATAATTCAGGGGTAGCTTTAACTTTGAAAAACTCTGGGGGTACTGAGTTAACTACAACCAATTCCTCTACTGCGGTAGAGTTAGTAACAACGGCTGGTACTGTTTATCAATTACATAAACAAACATTTCCTGCTTTTGATATGTTCGTGGTCGCTACAGATGACGCCCATATTGTTAATCAACCCACAGATGAAGGTGGAGCGTATGAAACTACAGCAGACCTTGTAACTGATGTTACTCATTACGTAGATGGTTCTGCTTCCGGTGTAGCAATAGGCACAAATAAATACTTTAACTTGGTAATTTGGGGAGTACAAAACCGTTCCGGTGAACCTTCCCATATAATGATAAATCTTCCCACAAGTCAATATAATACTGAGTCTGATGCAACTTCGGATATAGATGGAACATCTGTGTTTGATATTCCAGCGGCATTCAAAGGAGCTGGATTTTTAGTAGCCAGATTGACTTTCAGAAAGATAGCCGGCCCACAATGGACTTACATTGCCCAAGAAGATTTACGTGGTCAGTTTCCTTCTGTGTCTGCGGGAGTGGGAGTACAAACAACAGACCACGCCTTACTTGCTAATTTAGACAAAGCCTCTGCGGGTCATACGGATTTTCAAACACAAGGTGATGTACTTGATGACCTAAATACACTTGGTGCGGTAGGGGCTGACAGTGAATTTCTTGTTGGCACTGGTGCTGGTACATTAGCTTGGGAAAACGCCTCAACTGCAAGGACTTCGTTAGGCGTAGGAACTGGGGATTCCCCGACTTGGGCAGGAGCTATCTTTAACGGTGATGTTACCTTTGATGGAACCGATGCCGGTAAAGATTGGCAGTGGGATGCAAGTGCAAACTCTTTTGTGGGGTTAGATAATGTTATCTGGGGGCAGGGGAATACAGCAGCGGCTCCTGATGTGTGGACGTTATGGGACGGAGATTCGTGGGAATGGAGGGCGAGAATAACAGGTACAACGCCTTGGAATATAGGAACTACAGCACAAGGGATTGATATAAATTGGCTCACAACGGCTTCCGGAGACTTTGTGCATTTTGATTGGGCTAATAAAATTGTAAATTTCACTGATGTTGATTTAAAAATAGGCAGCGAAACATTTGGAGGTAAACTATTTTTTGGTGCTAACAACACTATTGAATATGACGCTACAAATAATGATGCAGTCTTTGCAACAGCTTCGGGACGAGGCTGGAGGATAGATGGTGCACTCAAATTCACTCAGGTTGATGGCAACGAGTTTACCAACAGCCTTGCTGATGGCTACATGGACTATGGAGCTACAATCGCACACAGGTTTAACAACAGCTTGGTTGTTGATTCTACCACTCTTGTTGTCAATGCTTCAGGGTATGCGGATAGGGTTGGAATTGGGACAGCAAGTCCTGGGGAAGATTTAGAGATACAATCATCAAGCCCTATTTTGAGACTTAGAGATACAGGTGCAACGGCCTCTGCCACTAATGCGTTTGTTGAATTTGGGGGGACAGATGCAGCCGCTTGGAGTAGAACTGGTTATGTAGGTGATGGGTCATCTGGGAACACAACTATATATCTTGTAGCTGAAATTGGTGATTTACATTTAGGTGATTCAAGTGGTATTGATGTTCTGAATTTGCAAGGTGGTAACGTCGGCATCGGACTTACTACGATAGACGCCAATTATAAACTTATTGTTAGGCGAGCAGCCGATATAAATCTTGGTGTTGGTCTTCAAAGTTCTGAGTTGGCGATTGCGGCATTTAATGATGCCCTATCTGCTAATATTCC